ATTGGTGAAGATCTTGATATGTTTAGATCAGTTTACGAAGGTAGAAATACAAGTGACGTAACTACTGAACAATTCTTTAAAAAGTTTACTAAAAAACAAAGACCAATATTAGATAAAAAAGGTAAAAAAGTTGGTGAGTACATACAACCTATGTACATCAAAGCCTTAGATATGGTAAACACATCTCTGTTTAATGATATAAGAGATGCTGGTATTACTGCTAGAGAACTAGCCGATATAGCTGACATAAAAGATATTGATGGTCCAGCTCAACAAATGGTTGAAAAACTAATTGCTGGTCTAAGACTTAGGAAAATATCTAGTGCAGAAGCATCTCAACAACTAGCAGAGATTGGTGACTCCCGTTTAAGAAAAACAGGAAAAGCATTTACAGAACAAATTGACCAACAAGTACAAGAAAGTATAGATGCGTTTCGTGTAGCTTTACAAATGACTACAGAACAAGATGGTGACGAAGTATTTAAAACTATATTTGAAGGTATATCTATGGCTGATGGTGTACACACATTAGATGATCTTGACGTATTTATGCGTAAGAAAATGAGAGGTGGTACATTTGCTGGTGATAAGAAAAAGACTGGTGCATTCTTGAGAGAGATGGGTACTATGTTTACTCATAGTGTCTTGTCTGGACCTAAAACATCAGTCCGAGCAATCATGGGTACATCAACCGCAGCATTTACTAGACCTTTAGCTATGGCTATGGGAGGTATAATGCGTGGTGATGCAGCAGTAACTAGAGCTGGATTAGCTTCTCTTAATGCAATGCGTGAAATGGTTCCAGAATCATTCTCATATTTTAAAAAGAGATTAAATAGTTACTGGGCTGGTGAACTATCAACCATGAAAACTAGATTTGTAGAAAGAAATAAACTAGATGACCAATGGCAAATGTATGGACATTGGGCAGAAACTAGAGGTGATGTAACAGATAAAGCTTTATATCGTACAGCTAATATGGTTAGAGGGTTGAATGATAGTAGCCTTCTTACATATTCTACTAAGATTATGGCTGCTACTGATGACACTTTTGCATTAATGATAGGTAGAGCTAGATCTAGAGAAAAAGCATTTCTTGCTGCTGCTGACAGATTACCTGATGGTAACTTTAGTAATCTAGATCAGACATTTTATAAGAATCAAGAAGACTTCTTTAATCAATCAATATTTAAACCTGATGGTAGTTTAGCTGATGAGATGGCTGACTTCAGTAGAAGAGAAGCTACACTTACTCAAGACTTAACTGGATTTAGTAAGAACTTAGCTAAAGCATTTGATGAAGCACCATGGGCTAGACCTTTCTTCTTATTTGCTAGAACTGGTATCAACGGATTAGCACTTACTGCTAAACATACTCCCGGTTTTAACTTCTTTGTTAAAGAATTTAACATGATAGCTAAAGCTAAACCCGGAGATGATCTTGCTGACTTACTACAGTATGGAATTAAGACCCCCCAGGATTTGATGAATGCTAAAGCTATCCAGAATGGTAGACTAGCAATGGGTTCTGCTGCTATAAGTATGGCATCTATGGCATATCTTAGTGGTGGTTTACATGGTAATGGACCAACAGATAGAAAACAAAGACAAGCATGGTTAGACATGGGATGGAAACCAAGAACTATAAAACTTGGTGACGTCTGGGTTAACTATGATGCTTTTGAACCTTACAACCAAATACTTGCTTTAGTAGGAGATATAGGAGATCACCAACAATTAATGGGTGAAGAATGGGCAGAAGATAGGTTATTAAAATTAGCTATGGCAATGGGAAGTACAGTTACAAGTAAATCCTATCTAGCTGGTATGCAATCTTTTGTAGATTTATTTTCCGGTCAACCCGGACAATCTAACAGAATCATTGCTTCTCTAATGAATAACACAGTACCTTTGTCTGGTCTTAGAAATGAGATAGGTAAAGTACTAACACCATATACAAGAGAGCTAGGTTCTGATTTACAAAGTTCTATAAGAAACAGAAACTTAATAACTGAAAACATATCAATGGATCCACTACCTATTAAATATGATATATTAACTGGTAAACCTATTAAAGACCATGATTTTGTTACTCGTATGTTTAATGCGTTTTCACCAATCAACTTTAATTTAGATTACTCAGAAGGTAGAGAAATGTTATTTAATAGTGGATACGATATGAGAACTTCTACATACTCAGCTCCAGACGGAACAGATCTATCTGACAGTCCTAAAGTCAGATCTATGTTCCAGAAAGCAATAGGAGAGCAAAACTTACTAGCTAAGTTTGATAAGCTGGCTAAATCAGAAAGTATACAAGTATCTATTGCAGAGATGAATTGGCACCGTAAAAATGGTATGTCTGATGTTGAACCAAAATCATTCCCCCACTACAAGCGAATTGCGAAAGAGTTTGACCGAGCTAAGAAACGAGCTTGGGCAAGCCTTAAAAACGATAACGACGTCCAAAAGTTGCTTATCGAAGAAAGAAATCAGAAATTAAAAAATAGAAAAGCAAACAAAGGCACAATAGACAAGATCTTAGAAATGCCTAAATAATCCACCCGTCAAATTATCCCTTAGATAAATGGCGACAAAAACTGAAGAATTTTTAACAGGAACTGGTACTACTATCAGTTTTACAACTCAATACATAAATGAATCTGACATTAAAGTCAGAGTTGACGGAGGTTCGCCTTTAACCTTTATAGGTACTACTGGCACTCCAACAACAGGACAATATAAAATAGCTGCTAATAGCACAACCATTACTTTTGGTGATAATCAAAACGGAAATAGTCTACACATATATAGTGAGACAGATGTAAGTGGACCTACAGTAAGTTTTACTGCCGGTTCATCTATAAAAGCTGCTGACTTACAATCAATAGAAACACTTGTAAGACATGGTATTAAAGAAAGTAGAAACGAAATAGTTACACATGATATTAGAGACGGACAAGTAACATCTGACAAGATTCTTGACGGAGCTATTGTCAATGCTGATATCAATGCAAGTGCAGCTATAGCACAGACTAAAATAGCAACAGGTACATTACCAAGTGGTATTCAAGTAGCCTCTGCTAATATAGTTGACGGAAGTATAGTTAATGATGATATAAGTAACAGTGCAAATATAAACGGAAGTAAAATAGCTGACGCTAGTATTCCAGTAGCAAAAATAGCTTCTGGTACTTTACCATCAAATACTAAAGTAGTTTCTGCAAACATAGAAGATGGGACTATAGTAAATGCTGACGTAAATTCTAGTGCAGCAATAGCCGGAACTAAGATCTCACCTGATTTTGGTTCACAAAATATAGCAACAACTGGAACTGTAGACGGAAGAAATGTATCCGTAGATGGTACAAAACTGGACACTATAGAAACCAACGCTAAAGATGACCAGACAGCAGCAGAAATAAAAACTCTGTATGAATCAAACGCTAACTCTAATGAGTTTAGTGATGCTGAACAGACTAAATTAGCTGGCATTGAAACTGCTGCTACAGCCGATCAAACTAATGCAGAGATTAAAACTGCATACGAAGCAAACGCTGACACTAACGAATATAGTGATGCAGAGCAAAGCAAGTTAGCTGGTATAGAAACAGCAGCAACAACTGACCAGACTGCTAGTGAAATAAAAACACTACTACAATCTGATAAGCTTGAGCTATCTGAGATGAATACCACATCTTTAGATAGTAGATACTACACAGAGACAGAAGCTGAAGCTAAGTTTCTAAGACAAGACTCTAGTGAAACTATTGCTAGTGGTGTTACATGGTCTAACTCTGACGCATTTGTAGCTACTACTGCTGCTATTAACGCACGTATAGTTGACCTTATAGATGATGTTGGTGGTTTTACAGCTATAACAAGTGAGCAGCACTTTCCTAATACTAACCCACAAGGTAGTACAGGACAGGCAGCTATCTTAAGTATTCAAGCTGCATCTACTACACTGACACCTAGCGGTACAACAGTTACAATATCTAATGGTAATTTAGCTGACAATGCTAACATTACTATTACTGGCGTGTCTGCTGCTATACCTACAGGATTTGGGTTTTTAGTAGAATCAACCAGTACCTTGCATACTTACAGCTTTCACAGGCTTGTACCCAAGACTACAGAGGTTACAACACTTGCAACAAACATCACTAATATTGTGGCAGCCGGTACAAACATAGCTGACACTAACGAATATAGTGATGCAGAGCAAAGCAAGTTAGCTGGTATAGAAACAGCAGCAACAACTGACCAGACTGCTAG